TAGAAGTGGCTGCCGACACAGAGGTGAGGTCAAGAGATTTCTTCAAGACCTCAAGTTTACCGCTAGGACCAGTATCGTTAGTCACCCAAAATGCTGTAGTACCATCATCGCAGATAGCATAAACTTTATCATCAGCGCCAGCGTTGTAATCAACAAAGTGAGTCTCAGCCCCAGCGGAATCAATCTTGTCAACATCGTAACCGTCGTGCAGAAGTACGCCATCATAAGTTGTACCACTGGTGGTCCATTGAATTGAACGAAGCTGTTGAAAAGAGCGTCCATTAGATTCAACTGGATGGGTGGTTACGTGTCCGATATCTGTGGCGTTGAGCATTGTGACTTCGCCCTTAGTCCAGACATCGACATTCTTGCTGTCGGTAAAGCGGTAGTCAACCATTTCACCAGCAGATGGATCGTAGAAGACGATGCCACTGCCGTTGTGGAATGATGACTGGCTTCGGATCCACCAGCCGTACAGGCTCTGCTCGCCAGGTTCAGTACTGTTGTCGAACTGATCCTTACGGAACGGAGCTGTCTGTCGGACATAAGGGCGCTGGTCATTCATCGCGTAGAAGAATGGCTGACCACCGATTGCTATATCGTAGGCTTCATTGGTATTCTGCCAGATAGCATCAGAAGATACGACACCGACGTCAACTGCAATCGCACGCGTAGCACGACCTTCGGTAATATCACGACCGGCCATTATTCTCCTTTAGTTGAACGATGCCAATAGAATCGAAATCATCTATATGGTCATCAATTGTTCTTGTTACTGGAAATATCTCCGTCTGTAGACTCAAGTTCCTGTTGCTCTCTTAGCTTGTTCTTCAGGTGTTCGTGCGCCCAATACAATGCGTAGTAGTCGAAGTCAAGGCTGAATCGTTTCATATGCTTGACCAACGCTCCGGTGTGCAGGTGTAGGTCAACGCCTGACTCTTGAAGCTTGCGGAAGAAGATAATATCTTCGCCTACAAAATGGTCATCACTAGCTGACCCTGCTCTTTCGGTGAAGAAAGACTCATCAGGAAACTTAGCTCGCATCTTCGGGATGATGGACTTGTGCATCAGCGTCAGACCGAAGCCAGCGCAGTCCACCTTGAGAACTTCATTTTCAGGTAGCGGATGGATGTACTGAATTTGATACTCACCCACATTATTGAATGCTGCCGGAAAGGGTCTCATCAAAGTTCCCTCATTCTCCTTGGAGATGAAGTAAACACCGGATACAACTGGACGCATAATCTTGTCTGCTGTCTTCCAGAGTTTAGCCATAACCTCAAGGGTCAGAACGATGTCTGAGTCCACCCATAGGAGCCAGTCAGTCTTAGCCTGGTCAGCCCAATGGTCGAAGAGCACCTGGCGTTGTCTGCCAATCTGGTTGCCCTGTACTCGGATGCTAGTGTGGATATTTATACCGTTGCCTGGACCCGCAACAATCGCGGTCATCAAGCCTTCGGTAAACTTGCCATCTGTTAGTCCGTTATCGCACCAGCCAATAGCGACGGTTTCATTCTTTTGAATCATTTATGCCCCCAGTTGTTTGTCGAACTCAATCCACTTGGCAGTGATAGTCTCCCAAGAGAATGCCTCGTTGATATAGGAAACCTGTTCTTCAGGATTCCATTCCCCTTTATAAATCTTTTCTATAGCCTCTGTCAGCTTCTCGGCGAAGAGGTGTGAGTGCTCATTCGGGTCATCCAGATAGTCATAGCTCAGGCCGAACCCATTGGCGACCTCCGGTAGCGCACCCAGCTCAGGGTGGACCGTCAGGTTCCCTGCGCTCATCGACTCAGCCAGCGATAGGCAGAAGGTCTCGAGGTAGGTGGATGGGTAGGCGAAGATGTGTGCTTCCTCTACCGCCTCCATCAGGGTCCGCTTCGGGGTCTTCCAGTAGAACCTGACCCTCGGGTCGATGTACTTCTGGTCTCCCTCGAAGTGGAGGTCAGGGTTGTAGTCGTTGTAGAACTCCAACCGGAAGTCAGCCTCGACATACTTGAGCGAGTTCATCAGCACGTGCAAGCCTCGGTATGCGCTTGAGGTGTTGATGAGCCTGACCTGCTTGACCTTCTCAAACTTCTCTGGCTTGTACTCCAGAGGGAAGATAGCATTCGGTATGACCACGAACCTGTCGAGTGGCAGGTTTAGTTCCTCGGATGTCCAGAGCTTGTGCCACGTAGATGGCACCACTATCTTGGCTATCCGACTGACGAACTCAGGATTGCCCAAAATCTTCTCGACGTAGACCGGATTGAACTGAGCCTTCGTATTGTGGAGCCAGAGAATAACCTGGCGTCCATCCTTGATTACCTCTGGCACATCGAGTGATATGCCTGGAGCTACCATACAGAGGTAGTTCTCCATATTGACCATATGCGGTAGCACTAACTGCTCCCACGTACGAATCATATATTCGGTGCCACCGTAGACAGTCTTGTCGTACAGGAATGGCATTTCCATAGTGTCCCCCTATGTTCTTTACTCTTGTACTGCTACCCAGTTCTGGGCATCTTCATCCCAGGTGTACATTCCGCCATCCGCCGGATGCGCAACAGGCGCTTCCCAGAGGCAGGACTCTTCGTTCAAGAGCCAACTCGCAAAGGGCTTGGGCGGGATGAACGCATCACGGGCTTCGTCATAGGTGTAGCCGATGCCTGCGTAGTTCTTACGGAACGGCGTTCCGCCTGATGAGTGAACACCGCCAGAGGTGTTGTAGGAAGTGCGCTTGCAGACCTGACCTCGGAACTCGCCATACCACTGCTCCCAGTTGATGCCGTCTTGTCCCTCGTTCTTGCCTGTGATGACTTCGGTGACGGTGTTGTTGCCGTCGAGGAATGCGTAGTGTGCCATTGATGCTCCTTAGAAAGTGATTGAACCTGTGCCAGCAGTGAATGAATAGACTCTGTATCCAGAGCGAGAAGATGTGCTTACTGAATAAGTCAATCCAGAATCAATAGATGTAATTGGTCGATTGTCTATTGGGTAGGCAATAATAACGATGCCTGAACCACCGTTACCACCAGATTGCCAAGTGCCACCTGAATCTGCACCGCCACCTCCACCGCCTCCGCCAGTGTTAGCAGTTCCACTGGCTGCTGTCGCAGTATTAGAGCCGTTTCCACCGCCACCTGAGCCACCAGTTCCATTTGTGCCAGACACTCGGACTGCACCACCACCACCACCACCGCGAGTTACAGAAGAACCAGTAATGCTTGATGCAAGACCTGCTCCACCATTACCACCAACGCCTTGTGCGCCATCTCCACCAAGACCGCTTGCACCGCCACCACCACCGCTTGATTGCGGGTCGCTTGCGTTGTGACCAGCACCACCATTACGACCCTGATTCGCAGTTCCAGCACCTCCGTTGGCAGCAATAATAGCCATTCCATTGCCACCACCACCAGAACCACCATTTAGACCGATGGCAGGGTCAGAACCTCCACCACCTCCTCCAGATGATGTAATAGTAGAAAAAACTGAATTCCCGCCGTTATTGCCTTCTCCAAAGGGTGTTGCTTGAACAGTTCCACCAGCGCCCACTGTTACCGTATAACTAGTTCCAGCAGTAATTGACAAATTACTTTCTGCGGCTGAATTTGCTCCTGAAGTGCCTGCTGAAGTTCGATAACCTCCAGCGCCACCACCACCGCCACGACTACCACCACCGCCACCACCAGCGAGAACAAGATATTCAACAGTCGTAGGAGCGGAAGACGAGTTGCCTGCCATCATCGACCTGCTCTTGACTTTGTTCTTGAGACTGACGACTGCCATTAGAACTTCACCGTCCCTGTTCCTGCCGTGAATTGATAGACACGGAATCCGCTTCGTGATGTGGTTGAGTAGGAATAAGTCAGACCTGCATCAATAGATGTCAAAGGTGGGAACTGTTGTGGGTAGGCAAGGATGACGATGCCTGAGCCACCTGCTTTACCTTGTTGACCAGAGTTCCAACCACCTCCGCCACCTCCGCCACTTCCAGTATTGGCAGATGCTGCAGTTGCGTTATTTGTTCCATCGGTTCCGCCATTACCGCCACCTGCTTGTCCAGTTCCACCACCAGTTCTTCCGCCACCGCCGCCTCCACCTGCTCGGCTTACGGATGAACCAGTGATAGATGATGCAGTTCCGTTGCCACCATTCTTGCCGACAGAACCACCGCTAGAAGAAACTCCAGCAGAACCAGAACCGCCACCTCCGCCTGCTGCAACATTCTCTTGAGTGCCGTTGAAAAATCCATTACCACCAGCATTACCTTGACCAGATGTACCGGAAGCACCATTGCCATTGTAATTACCACCACCGCCTGAACCACCGACGGTCATCTGAGCACCACCGCCCAAAGATGTAATAGACCCAAAGACTGAATTAGTACCGTTAGTAACTACGGCACCTCCGCTACCGATTGTTACTGTATAAGAAATTCCATTAGCAATACCAAACTTATCAAGAGCACGATAGCCACCGGCTCCGCCACCACCGCCGATATTGGAACCACCCCCACCGCCACCGGCAATGACGAGGACATCGCAGTAGTTGCCAGCGTTCATCGTGTTGGT